CCTCCATCTCCATCTGGATTTCGTCCCACCTTTGGTTCAGCCAATCCGGCTCCACATCCCTCGGGTTCTGAGGGTCCCGAGGTATCAACTCGTCGCAGCGTAGAGATAATGGCAGCTGAAAATTTGTCCCATAAATTGGCGCCATCGGATTCTCGGAAGTTACAGACCATAGTGATTCTTCGCTCGAGCTGCTTGATATCCTCGGGCTTGTAGGTGTTACGGGTTGCGAAGCATTCATCCGGAGGATAGGGACAGGTGATAAAAATGTAGGTGGGCTTCCAGGCAACGTGGCCACCCTTGAATTCGACGGACATGGGGTAACGGTCGAGGAGTCGAAGTAAGAAGGCGAAATTGACGTGCTTGGCGCGGAAATCGTCGAAAATAACGGATGGCTGGCCATCATATCCGTCGAACCACCGAAGGTTACCTGAGGATATCCAAACTGCCTCATCGGAACCTCCGAGAGCTTTGGCAGTCTCGAAAGCACATCTTGTCTTGCCAGTTCCTGTTGGCCCGAATAGCCAAACAACCTTCGGTGCTCCAACTCGGGGGGGAGAGGTGAGTGACCTAAGGACGGTTAGTCCACGGTGAAACTTAACTACAGCGGTAGCACCAATCTCCGGATCCTGAGCGATCTCGCGAACGCTCTCCCCCGCAAGAATACGCTTAGTGACAGCATGTAGATCATTACGCTTACCTTCTTGTGGTAGGGTCCCTTTCTCGAAGGCGTTCAAATCTTGCTTGCGACAATACGCTTGCGATTGTGCGGGTGTACCAGCCATAGCTTCTATGTGCGCGCGTAAGCCAATCAATGTCTTCACTGCGGAGAAACGCATCTGAGTACCAAGAATGCAAGCACCTTGCAAGTGAGGTGTTCCAGTCTCCGGAGCAATCTCCTTCCCCACTATCAGCCACCGACAAGGAAGGTTGCAAATTCTCTCGTACTCCTCCTGCGTCCAGTTGTTAAGAGTAAACACGAAACGTCGGAGTTTTTTACCAGCTTCGCTCCTACGGATAGGACCACCGGCGGGGAGAGGGCCCCCGTCGGGCGCTTGCCAACCATTAGTAGTGTTAGAGAGAGGTGTGTTGTCCATGAGGAATTCCGATATTAATGCTGGAATTCCGCAAGCGCTTTTAAACCCCGAAATTCCGAAGTTCCTTCAGCTAAAACGAACGGCAGTTCGCTTAGCCTAAAAGGAACGTCATTTTCTTCCCCGAAGAAAAGAAAAAAATCATGCGGTTGCTGAGAATCGAACCAACGTGAGGGTACTGATTCGAGCCTCTAGACAGTCGCTGATCCTACTAGACCACCAACCGCACGACACATACTAGACATTTCAATTGTATTAAGTAAGTGACATTAAGTGACCTAGACTAAGGGGGGCGATCCCGGAGCAGCTCGCCAACTCGCGAGCTCGCCAAATCGCCTTCTCTGACCATTGCGGTCACCAGCCTCCCAGCGCTAGCGCTGGGGTCTGACACTGCGGGCCATGGGGGGCCGCACCGGCGGCCCCCCGCGCGCACGTTGTCGCAGATTACACAATAAACTACTAGATTAAGGGGGAAGATCCCGGATTTATTCTTTAAAACAACATCTACAGTGATAAGAAATAGTAGCAACACTAGCAGGTATGTCAGTGTTTGCTGCCAAATGGAAAGAGTGATCAATAATATCGGCAATAGTTCCACCATTAGTAGCATTAAAATGTACTTCAATAGGTGTCTTGAATTTAACAGTCCACTTGAAATGTTTCACAATTTCGTTACTGTCATTTCCAGTAGTCATATTTGGATCATCTAATGTATACAACTTATCCTTCAATACTCTAAATCTCCCAAAACCGTCAGTGTTTTGTGGAGTGTGGACTGCAACAGTATTGTTGGCCGCGGCGGATGATCGCATCAACACATTAGTATTAACTTGTGCAGCATTAGTCTGCATATCTTGGTACAAGATAAGTCTAACACTTCCTCCGGAAACTCCGACTGCTCCAGCATCCGCTGTCCCTCTCGTAACTTGACCATAAATACGAATCTTGCATAATTTAGCCGCTTTACCAATACGCTGAGCAATTCCAGCACCTTGCGTAGGGCAAAACAAACAGTTGATGTTTGCTACGGGCTGCGCGGTGGGATCGGCGTAGCAAGCGGTCCATGTAGCGGAAGCATTAATAACCGCACCAGCTAACTCCGAATCGAAATACTTCATTTCACCTTGTACCGCCGCCCCACGCGTGCGAGCCACCGAACCATAGCCTGGACGACCTTTAGGTAATGCCATGTACATCGCATCTCGTCTTTGTCTTTTAACAATCTTGTTCTGTTGAACAGAGGACGCCTTGCGCTTCATTAATTTAAAAAATTAAAAAAAAAAGAATACTTGCGGAAGCATAGGGTCCCATAGGAAGCAAGGAAGCACGACTCATAGGTTGCCGCATAGTATTACCGGCAACCTCTGAGCCGAGCCACCTGAGCCGTTGAGGCCACAGGTGGTGGGGTTTAAAACCGATCACGAAAGTGCAAAATGAGGTTTAAATAATAATTTATTTAATCCGAATCTAGATCTCCCAGATCCAAGGATCCATCATCTCCTCCATCTCCATCTGGATTTCGTCCCACCTTTGGTTCAGCCAATCCGGCTCCACATCCCTCGGGTTCTGAGGGTCCCGAGGTATCAACTCGTCGCAGCGTAGAGATAATGGCAGCTGAAA